GTTTAAACCGAACTTCAACTTCATTATACTCGCCCATATGCATCCAAGGTGTTTCTGCGTGATGATCAAAGAAGTAAGTCGCAGATCCCTCAGTTAAAAAATGAATGAAGCTCCACCAAAACATTGGATGATTGTGTCTAGCGTTCATCCTATGTTCTGTATACTTATTAGCCCACATACTGCAAATGGAAAGTTTTTCGCAGTTAAGTTGTTGTCTTTCTTTTATTGAAGTTATTTGCTCATTCAAAAAATCAACATAAAATCCAAGTTGATCATTTTTATGGAGATTGACATTTGTGTTTATTGGATGTGGAAATTCATCATATTGATATTCTGTCTTTTTACAAAAGTCTAAAACTTTTTCGTTTATGTCTTGAGGGACTTCTACACCAAAAAACTTTTTAGGAAATACTTGCAACTCGATCATGATTCAACCACATTCTTTTCATTCTTAAAAGAGAATCCACCTTTCTTAGTAAATTCTATCACATTGTTAAACTTATCGAGCATGTCTCCTTTGTGAGAGATGACAAAGGTGTTAGCGTCTTGAATGACATACCTAATAATCTTAGTAAATTCGTCTGTACCAACAGTATCAAGAGAACTGTCAAAGACTTCATCTAGGATGAGGAGGTTTGTGTTTGCTGAGTTTTTGAACCTGGCAACTTCCCTCCATGCGAAAAGAAGTGCCAGGTCGATTCTCATCTTCTCCCCCTCAGAGAATGAGGAATAAGTGAAGTTGTCGTGAACAGGACTTTGAATGGTCTCATTAAACTCTTCATCAAGATGGAAGTTAATATAAAAGTCCATCATCTGAAGATAACGATTAACTTGTTTGTTGATAAGAGGCAAGTACTTTTTGATAATCTTTGCCTTGACTCCACCATCTTTAAGCAGTGAATAAGCAAAGTCGTTATATTTTACTTCCTCGTTTTTATCAGCAAGTTTACCGTAAATTACCTGAAGATCATTCTTGAATCCTTCTAACTTCTCATGCTCAGAATTTCTGTTTTGTAGCTGACTGGTAAGAGTTTGAATTTCTGATTGTAGATCTCCGACCTGTCGCTGATACCCAGCAATCCGAACATTGTTTTGAGAAATGTCATGCGTTAGATTCGTAACCTCCGAGGACAGTTTAGTGAAAAGACGCTCTCTGTTTTCCTCTTCCTTTATCGACTCCTCCAGTTTTGTAAAACCTTCTCTGAGTTCCTTTGCTTTATTTTGAGCGTCTGTAATTTTATTTAGACGGAATTCTTCCTCAATCGATTGGGTGCAAGTGGGGCATACCGTATTCTCTGTGAAGAACTGATGTTCTTTAGTAATCGTTGTAACTTTCTGTGAAATTTTGCCTCTAAGATTTCCCAACTTACGAAGTTGTTGTGTGGAATTTTTGACAGACTCCATCTCTTCAGTTAAGGATTCAATCTTTTTAGAGATATCCTCATTCTTTGTATTAAGAACTCCAGAGTCAAAGCAGAGTTTTTCAATCTTTAGTTTATCTTCTTCAATTCTAGTTTTGTGACGATTTTCAAGGTCCTCAATAAAACCTTCTTGCATCTTAATCTTATCCTTGACATTTTCTTTCTTCAAGGTCAGACTCTTAATAACCTCCTTAGACTGCCGTATTTCCTCCTTGAGGATGTTGTTCATGGCAGAGAAGATACGAATATCCAAAAGGTCCTCAATGACCTCTCTACGGTGCGCCTGGGCGAGTTGCATGAACGGCACAAAGTTACTGCTACCCAGGATAACAATCTGAGTGAAAGACTTATAATTCAGTTTGAGGATTTGATCTTCTAGAATCTTCTGATTGGCACGATCATCTGCCTCTTTATTTTTCATTTCACCATTTACCAGGATATCAAACACATTTGGTTTGATACCACGACGAACGACATATTGCTTGGGACCGACTGAGAACTCAACTTCTACCAAACATCCTTTTTCGTTGGTACTGTTCACCAACTGAGGTTTGTTAATCTTACGATACGGTTTGTTGAACAAAGCAAAACACAACGCATCAAGCATTGTCGATTTACCAGCACCATTAGTTCCAACAACTAAAGTAGTTGAGGATTTGTTCAGAGCGATTTCAGTCCACTGGTCTCCAGTAGAGAGAAAGTTTTTCCATCTAAGTTTTTCAAATGTTATCATCTTGAAATGGCGGGATCACAATGTCCTCAGAGGTAATAATAGTGTACTTGTAATTATACATCTCACACGCTTTTATTGCAACCTCTTCGTCAACTTCAACAGTCATCATCTCTACGCCATGATCTTCTTCTAGTTGCATGGCATATCTTTCAGCGTCGTCCTCTTCTTCAAACATGAAAAGAACTTTATCACCACTCTTATCTTTTACAGCGTAAGCACCTTCGTCTTTTTTATTTTTTTCCGACAGCAGAAACATTACTCAACTTCACACGCTTTAGTGTATAGGGAACCAAAAAGTGTTTTGACTTTAGACTTGTCAATCTCCACTTCTGCTTCTTCAATATATCTATTCAAAATAGAAATGGTGTTTTCTTCTTCGCTGATTTCGGATTCTTCTCCATGCAACCAACCTTGGTTGTAATCAAAGTTCTCGATGATCTTTAATTCTTCAACACCAACGGTGTAAAGTTTATCAATAAATTTCTCAAAATCTTTGGGTTTAGTTTTCTTACGAACGATTACCTTTACAATCTTACCAGCATATTCTGCTGCATTGAACATCTGATGGGGAGTATCCTCATAGTAGATGTTATAGAACATGTGGTTGGGATTATCAACTGGGGTCAACTCATATGACTCAGTATCAAAGATATGGAATCCTCTGGGATCGTTGACATCATTCCAATACAGTTCGTAAGGATTTCCGAGATAGAAGATCTGACCATCACTACTACGAGTGTGATAGTGTCCAGAAAAGACACGATCAAACTTTCTCAAGTAATCTGCTTCATATCCACGATCTTGAGTGAAACCACGATAGGCAGCAAACCCGTTCAATTCAAGGTGACCAACCGCAACCTTTGCCTTACTCTTCTTAATGGCATTCATTGTCTGCTGTTCATTTTCCTTGTTAATCCAAGCAATGAAAGCAAACTTAGTTCCACCAATTACATGTTCGGCATAGTCAGTGATAGGGACGATATTATCATACTCTCGTAAAAGTAAATCAACTGTGTTAACTGAGTTATTGTTTTTGTAGTAGGCAGTGTGATTACCCACAACAGTGTACACAGTAATTCCCATATCGCGGAGACGGTTGTAGTAATTCTCTTTAGCCCATTTAAGAGACCAGAGATCAATGCTTCTCCTATTGTCGAAAGTATCGCCCATATCGATAACAGTTGTGATACCTTCTCGATCAAGCGTAGGAAAAAAAGTCCCATCGTAGAATTTTGCAAAGTAGTCATGAAAGAGTTTGCTACCCTTTCTTGCTCCAAAATGTTGATCAGTGATGATTGCGATTTTCATCTTCAGTACCTTTTTCTAAATTACGAAGTCTTTTACGCCAGTATTCATTTTCATTATCAGTCTCACGCTCTTCTGCTTCATCAAACATGTAGTCTGGATAAGGTTGGGTCATCGACTTGTTCTGTACTGAATGTTGTCTTTGATCGTATTATAGTCACTTGCCATGCCGTTTGCACCATCTTCAACAACCATTACTTGATCATAACCAGTTCTCTCAATGATTTTGGTTTTGATTTCTAACTGCTTCTTCTCCTTTTGGATTCTACGAAGGAAAGCATAGTAAATGATCTGAGTAAAATATGCAAACGGGTTATTAGATTTCTCAGGATCAAAATTATGTATATACTGAACGCAGTTCTCAATTCCATCACCGATCATATCCTCTCTGAACATGTAGTTCACGAAGTTGGGTTTGTATGAAAGGTGTGTTGCGATCTTCAGAAAACAATCGCCCAAATAGTTACTAATCGGAGGTGGTGGAGCACCTTTTTCCTTTGCTTTTCTGCACTTGATGCGATACTCCACCATTGCGTCTAGCAAGTCTTTGTTATTTACATAGTGCTCCGATCTCTTTTTGGGCATATTGTGTGTTAATTCGTGTATACATTATAGCACAGCTTGACAAAGGTGTCACTCATGAGTAGAATAACTTTGTCGAAGTTCAGAGAAACTATAGCTTAGCTTTAATCTTTAAGATTATACATGAGTCGCAATCCCTGCTTTCGGGTCTTGCTCAAGTTTAAATAGAGATTCTAATTTTTCTTTTGCTTTTGTTACATTACCTAAGTAACCCATCTTTTCGGAGGGTCTTACTCTTTTACCACCTACGGATCTGATTCCACCACTTGTTCTATCTTCAGCTTGATCAATAAGATAGTTAATGTAGTAGTCAACCATATCATTGTCTTCATCAACTTCTGTCATTGTGATGACTTTATCTTTGTCTATAAAGAAAAATTGATCAGTTGGAACATGCATCCATGGTTCCACTCTAATATAAGAACCTCTAGGTCCATGAACAGGTTGAATACAAACTGGATCTTGCAGGATCAGGGTATGTTCTTCTGCAGAAGTAATTGCAAATAACTCTTCTCCAGAGACCAACTTTATACTTGCGTAAAACTCTTCGGTCATTCTTTTTTCCTCAGATTGATGGTTACCATGTCATAATGAAATTTCTCTTCGTTGTAAATTTTTATGCGTTCGATGAGATGATTCAATGTGTAATTTCTTTTTGATCTGTAGGTGCAGTCATCTGCAATGTCGTATAAAGTTGCACTAAACTTATTTGCACCTTTTCTTAGCACTCTCCCAATTGATTGGAGATTTCTTATCCTTGATTTTGAAGGAGAGGCAAAGATTACATTGTGTAAATTCTTGATGTTGATGCCTGTGGAAAATGTTCCGTAAGAGGCAACAATGATGGAGTTTTTTTCGTTTTCGATAATGGAACGGGCTAGTTCTCTGTCCTCAACATCGACCCCTCCATGAATAAAGAAGACCTTTCGATTGGTCTCAATATTTGTATTTATTAAATCGAAAAGTACCCTACCATGATCTTCCACTCTGTTAAACAAAACGAGAGTATTACCTGGGAGATCAATAGCAAGATTTTTAATGAAGTTGTTTCTTTGTTCATGCTTAATCAAGTATTCGATTTCATCTAGATAGGAATCAAAAACTCTCTCATCATGCTTAAGTAAAAGGATCTTTGCATTGAGTTTTGCAAGGTATCCCTTATTCATTAATTCTTCTGTACGAATCAATTTATAAGATGGACCAAACAGTCCTTCTAACACCCATTTATGAGTTTGAGTTCCATCAAGAGTTCCAGTAAAACCAAAACGATATTTTGCTTGATGTAACTTTGTCATGATCTGTGTCAAAGACTTTGCTTTGAACAGGTGTGCTTCATCACCAATGACTACATTAAATCTTTCAAAGTAATTCTTTTCTAACTTATAGATAGATTGCCAAGTAGTAATAACGACAGGTGCTTTTGCCTCTCGTTCACGACCAGCATAAATCTTATGGCAATACGATGAAGCGTCCCATCCATACTCCTCAAAGTCCTTATACATCTGCTCTACCAGAGATGTCGTTGGAACAACTAGGAGGATATTTTGTTTGCGCTCTGTATAGTACCTCACGATTGAGTAAATCATCAAAGATTTGCCAGAGGCTGTTGGGCTTATCACTAACCTTCTATTGTGTCTTAGAGCACCGTATACTCCCTCTATTTGATAGTCTCTCGGAGGATGTTTAGCAATAGACTTCATGTAGTCTTTGACTCCTTCCTTAGAGATAAATTCATTCTCTTCATAAGGAGTTCCGTAGAACTTACTATCAACAAACTCATATTCATATCCATGCCTCTGACAGAAAGAGACGAGTTTATCTAACAGACCAACATATAATTCTCTGGTGTGAGTAGAGAACAATCTAATCTTTCCATCCCAATATCTTTTACGATACTGGTTCATGTACTTTGCTCCTTCGATATCAAAGGAGAAGTGATCTGCTAGTTCCTGATAGACATGAGGTTCTGATTCAATCTTCAGATAAACCTCATTCTTTTTGGATATGACAAGTTTGCTCATACTTACCCCGCACGGAAATTGTGCCAATCGATGATGTTCTTGATCAAATATCCTCTGTTGCTAACCTGTTTGATAATATCTTCCAGGTATGTCAACATGACATCGTAGTATTTGATTTTTAGAGTAGCAGCTTGCACCTTCTCGTCTGCTGCCATATACCGCTGAACAGCATCCTTTTCCCTTACCTTATAAGGAAACGGATCATCCACATATACTTCTGGATTTGCTTTACCTGTGTAGTAAAGGTGACGCTCTAACTTAATTTTATTTTCTACTGTCGTTGCTCTTTCTCGCAGTAGTTTTATGTTATTATAGAGGTCGAAATACTTTGCGTGTAAGGATGGTATCTTTGCAGATTCTTCATGTAAATTATCTTGATCAATCTGTGAGTCTTTCTCCCACATACTTTGTATAGTTTCAAGATTCATAAATTAAGTTTCCACTTCAATGGTATAGAACAGATACTTAAAAGTAACGGTTGCTGTAAAGTATGTATAATCTTGCTCAGTGGCAGTAAATTCGAGAGAACTTAAAGAAATAGGAAACAAGTCTCTGAACTTTACGCGAGCACTAACATTAAAATTACTGTTTAGGATAGCGAGTGTTCCGTCACTAAATTGCTCTTTAACATCCTTTTGTCCCTGAGCATTGGTAATTAATTCTTGAAACTCAGAGACACTCTCAGGATAACCTAATCCATAAATCCAGTTATGGATCTCCAAGTAGTTCTCTAAGTTTTCATCAACAATAAACTCAAGAGTTAGATCTTCAAACTGGATATTGTCTCCAGGGAGATCAATTGCTTTGAGATAATTTCCTACCTTAATATTTCCTAACTGAATACCAGGAATCTTGGCACTGTTGGAAAAGAAGTCAACCTTTGGTGTCTTTACAATGTTAAATTTGAATCCAACTGGCGACAAGTAATTCTTGTTCGCAATTTGTTTACTTAAAAATGACATGATTACCTCGCTGTTCTAACATACACTTTTCTCTTTCCCCACTGTGTAGGTGTAAGATTTGGATTATTAGTTACATCTCTAGCAGTTTGTCTCATTAGGTCAAAACTAGTTCCCCTATTTACCTCTCCAGCAGGACCAAAATTACCAGTATCCCTCACAGTTGCATTTGTAACTCTGGTATTTGTACCAGTTGGTTTTTGGGTGAACTGTAAATTGGTTCCGAAGTCTATCGATGGAGTTCCTGCCCATGTTCCTGTGGGAACCTCTCCTTTTTTGTACTTATAAGGAACTGCTACTCCCCTGGTTGATCCTGTAAATGGTGTCTGGTCTGCAGTTCTTTGAACATTATCTGCCCCAGTATTGTATGCCTGTGATGTGGTGTCCTTGGGACCATAAGAACTGGCAGTTACAGGTTTCCATCCATATCTTTCTGCTTCTGCGGGAGTATGTGCCCTTGGAGTAAACTTATTAGTGCTCTTATCTAATACTCCAGGTTTATAATCTTTATACGCTAAAACATTTGTATT